AAGTTGAATGTGACAGGCACTTTAGCTCATTCAGATGCTGCAGCGGCTTATAAGGCTGATGTTTCAGGACTTGCACCTGCTAATGAATATGATGCACAATTGTCCGCCATTCAAGCAGATTTGAATAATCCCGCTCAGTATAGAGCGGATGTAAGCGGATTAGCAACGCAGGAAAGTGTAAACGCTATCCCTACCACGCCATTGTTGGCGGCTAACTACACCGCGCCGGATAATGCTGGTATTGGAGCTATTAAAACCAAAACCGATCAGCTCACTTTCACCACACTAAACAAGGTGGATGCAAGTGCGACCATTGACCCTACTGGACTGGCGACCTCAGCTGATCTTGCGGTTGTAGATGAAAATGTGGATGCAATCAAAGAGAAAACTGATCAAATGGCATTCACGGTTGCCAATAAGATTGACGCTTCTGCAACAGTTGACCCGACAGGTATTGCCACTTCAGAGGAGCTTGAAATCATCGGCGAAAAAGTAGACGATGTTTTGGACAAGCTGAATGTGAGCTCGGTTGAATTTGTGACCGCTGTAATTGGCTCGACAATCACGATCCTGCGCGGCGACACGCTAACAGCATCACTGCTCAATCTGGGAAGTATGGAAAGCTACGTGAGTTTGGACTTCACGGTTAAAGCCAGCGCGTACCAGTCGGATGACGATGCGGTGATCCGGATCCGCAAGAATGCAAGCGGAACGGGTGATGGCTTGTTGCGCTTGAACGGAGCCGCTCACACAACTGGCACGGATGGCTCGATCACGATCAACGACGCGCCGACAGGCGATATTACTATCATGCTCAAAGCAGGCGTGACGGACGACCTGGTACCTGGAACCTATGTGTATGATATTCAACTGATTGAAGCAGCGGAGGTAACCACACTCACAACAGGATCACTGATTGTCAGTGCGGATGTGACAAGGCTGGTAGCGTAAGTAATGCCGACATCGACTATCGATAACATTGTTGCTAAGTTTCAGAACAGAATTCTACGAAACGAACGTAGGGCGGCTTCTGAAATGGTGCGCGTGTACGCGGAGGGATGGAAAAATGTAAGGTCAAGATTAGACCAATTACAAGCTGAGTATGATCGCACGATTGCTACCGGTTCAAAGCTCTCGGAGGCGTGGATATACCAGAATAGCAGACTGGCTGATATGCAGGAACTCATTGGTAATGAGCTCTCGAAGTTTTCCAACTATGCTGTTGGGCGCATTACTGAGGAACAACGGCGTGTAATTGAAATGTCACTGGAATTCAGCCGGGACGAGATGATCTTGCGCCTTGGTCCTGAGTATGATGTCAGTGACATTCGACGAATACGATCGTTACCAACTGATGAAGTGATTGCCATGGTGGGTTCGAACCAACAAGGATCACCACTCAAAGCATTGTTTGACAGCATAAGCATCGAGGGATCGCAAAAAGCTTCAGATGCCCTGGTTGAAGGCATGATGTTGGGATATAACCCGCGTAAGATCGCGCCGATGATCCGGGATGCGCTGGGAGTGCAACTGAACCGGGCGCTGACAATTTCACGCACGGAAACCATGCGCGCGCAAAGGATCGCGACAGAGCAAAACTACAATGCGAACTCTGACATTGTAAAAGGCTGGCGTTGGGTTGCAGAAGTCACGGGTGCGTGCCCGTCATGTTTGGCAATGCACGGGAGGGAGTTTCCTCTTACTGAGAAGATGAGTTCACATCCGAACTGCAGGTGTGCACAAAGTCCCATAACGATGAGCTGGGAAGAAATTGGCGCTCAGTATGGCATTGATTTCAGTGGGATAGAAAATGTTGGCCCCTCATTTGATGAGCTTGCAAAGAAATACAACATGAGTGAGAAACAGATCTCTCGGTATCAAACCAACAAGATGACAGGTGAGCAGTTTTTCAAGACACTGAGCGCGGAGGAACAGCGAAACATCCTTGGCCCCGCAAAGTGGATGGCATGGAATGATGGCTTGTTTGAATTCGATCAGTTATCCAGGAAAACCTACAGTGCCATTTGGGGCGAGGGTCGGCGTGTGGCAAGTTTGAAGGATCTGCTGGGCGAAGAAGAAGCGAGAAGATATTTGGAAGAGATCCGAAACAGAAAGGAGTAAAACTAATGAGATAGACTTGCGTATATAATGAAGATGTGCTAAAATTGTTATTGTAATCGAATACGAGTAATTACTTAGCTCACGAGGAACTTAACCCGGAGCTGTGGATCAAAAAATGGTCTGCAGTTTTGGGTTTTTTCGTTTAATCAATTTTCTACGTTACACCGACGGTAAGAGGTGGAGGAAACATGGAAGAAGAAAACAACACAGAAAACGTCCAAAGCGAAAATGCCGGAGAAGAGACCGTAAACGGCAGCGGGGCAGAGAAGATGTTTTCCCAAGAGGAAGTTAACAAGATGATCAAGGGAAGATCTGAGCGCGAGCTGCAGAAGATGCTTAGCGAGATCGGATTCCAGAGTGTTGACGAGCTGAAGACCCTCGTACAGCAGCGTAAGGAAAAAGAGGATGCTGAGAAAAGCGAATTGCAGAAGGCGTTGGATAAAGCCGCGGCTCTCGAGAGAGAAAAGGAAGCAATCCTCGCCTCTCACAAGACCAAGACTTTGCAGTATGACGTCGCTATGAAAGCCGCAAAGTTGGGGATCGTGGATCCCGATGCAGCGTTCAAGCTCATGGACCAGGGGCAGATTCAATTTGATGAAGCTGGCAATCCTGCCAATACTGAGGTGCTATTGCAATCCTTAGTAAAGTCAAAACCTTATCTTGTTGGTTCCGGTACAAACGCAATGAACCCGGCAAAGTCGGGGAACCAGTTGGATCCAATCACGAATGCGGCAAGAAAAGCCGCTGGATTGGAATAGTTTGAAAGGAAACTAAATAATGACACAATCAATCGCATTAGCACAGAAATTTCAACCTATCCTGGATGAAATTTATAAAGCATCTTCCCTCACTGCGCGCATGGACGCGAAAATCAAACCGGTCAACTTTGCCGGTGCGAACGTGGTGCAGGTTTTCAAAACCGACCCCATTGGTTTGGGTAAATACGACCGCGTAAGTGGTTATCCTGCCGGCCAAGTTGTAGGATCATGGGAAACCTTGACCCTGGCTACTGAACGCGGTCGGTCATTCGTCATCGATCGCATGGATGACGAGGAAACTCTCGGTATGGCCTTTGGAACACTGGCCGGAGAGTTTATCCGCACTAAAGTTGTTCCTGAAATTGACGCCTATCGCTTCAGCAAGTACGCCTCGACCGCAAACATCAATGCTGCAACTCCTGGCACTCTCGATGCCAATGGCATTATTAAGGCCCTGGATGATGCAAAGTTGGAATTAGACAAAGACGAAGTCCCAAGCGAAGGACGTCTGCTCTACATCTCGGACAATTGTTTGAACCTCCTCGAAAGTAAAGTCAGCCGCTTCCTGGGCAACGAAAACGCCGTTGACAAACGCGTGACGAAATACAGCGGCATGGAAGTGATCATGGTCCCACAGACCCGTTTCTACAAGGGTATCACCCTCGATGACGGTGTAACTGTGGATGCTGGCGGCTACTCTAAGGGCTCTGGCAAGGATATCAACTTCATGATCATCCACCCAACCGCAGTGCTCCAGGTCGCAAAGCATGATTCCCTGAAGGTGTTCACACCGGAACAAAACCAGACCACCGACGGCTGGCTTATGCAATATCGCTTGTACCATGACGCGTTTGTGTACGCAAACAAACTCAACGGTATCTACCTGCATTGCAAGGCTTAGTCGGATGAAGCTCAGTTAAGTTGTGGAGGAGAGGCCGGGAGATTGGCACTTCTCCTTCCATACTGAGAGAAAAGAGGAAAAATGAGTGAAATCAAATCATTATCCGGCGCAGGTTGGCTCAAGGATGCGGACGACAACTTCCAGTCTTTGAAGTCACTGGCCGGTTTACATGTAACACCGTTTGTGTTTGACACGGCGGCAAACGATGCGACCTCACCGACTCCGGTGAGCAACAAGACCGTCGCAGCTCACCCGTTGGCGGTCACTATCCCTGACAACGCGATTGTGATCGGCGGTTCTATTGACGTTATCGCAGCGGTTACATCGACCGGCGACGCGACTGTGGCAATTAGCCTGGTAAACGCGGCTGACTTATTGGCTGCAACGGGCAAAGCAAATTTGGCAATTAAAGATCAGTTGCCTTTAGCGGCTGTTATTGCTCAGCCAATCAAATTGGAAGAGGAAAAGGCTGTGACCGTCACTGTTGGAGCGGCAGCTCTCACAGCTGGCAAGATCAACGGATACATCATCTGGATGGAAGGTGAATAATGGCAGGTTCTATTTCTGGAATTGACTGGGTAAGCAGAATGCCCGTTTCGGGCACTTACACCGCCGTTCAGGCGGATGACGACACTGGCTACAAGTTGATTGATACTGGCAAAGCGGACGCGGTTGGCTTTATCGTACAGATTGTCGATGGCGGCATTGTGGATGGGGCTGACGCAAAACTTAGCATGACTGCTGGCGTTCTTAAGGTTGAAGACGGGTCGACTTACAAGATTGCGGCTGACGACGTCATCAACTGGATCGTATTCTAAAAAACGGCTGAACGGGGTGGGCGGGTGACTCCCGCGAAAAGAATTCACTCTCTCACCCCGAGCCCAATGGAGCGAAATTATGGCGGCAAGAGCAACAATGACAGGCTTGATCACACTGGTACGCGGGCTGATCAATGACCCAGCAGGTGCGTCGCAGGAGTTCTACGATGAAGACATCCAGGAACAACTGGACGAACAGCGCGAGTATATTCTGCTCGATGAGCTCACGCCATATGCCGAGCCGGACGGTACGACACAGCTGAAATTTCAATCCCCCTACAAGTACTGGGAAACCGACGTTTCATTGACAGATTCTGCTGGCACTGTACTTAATCCCACTACCTCAGACACGAAGAGCGGCTACTTTACGTTCACGACATCGCAGGACGCGGTTTACGCGACCGGATTCAGCTATGACGTTTATGCCGCAAGCGCGGTGTTGCTGACACTGTGGGCGGGCAGAATTGAGCAGGATATTGTCAAATTTAGCGCGGATGGGTCCTCGTATGAATTTGAGGGTGTAAGGAACGCAAAGCTGAAACTTGCCTCTCAGTATAAGGCAAAAAGCAGCCGTTTTGGGGCGATTCAGACCGTGAGGATGGTAAGAGATGACTACAACACTGATTAACGCGGAAAATCTGGCAAAAATGAAGGCTACGCAGGAATCCAACCTGCCAGAGACAGCATATATCCAGAGGCAAAGCATTACAAGTGGCGCGGATGGATGGAGTGAGGCCTGGACGACTGTTTCGACGGTGAACGCGCGTTTGGGTGATCCGAAGGGCGAGCTGGAGAAATCGGTTGCAGCAACGATCACTGTTGGCAAAGTCAATGTGATCACACTGCCAGTCGGGACGGACGTGCTGGACACGGACCAGATCCAAATCAACTCGGTGAACTATAAGGTTCACTGGACTAATAAAGATAAATCACACATCACCGCATT